CTTGATCTTGTAGCGCTGCTCCTTGAGCCTGTCCACAATGCCCGCCCCCAGCCCACCCTCGTCGATGACGACCAGCGTGGGCTTGTATTCCTCAATTGCGTCGATTACGTAGCCCACCACGGTCATGGTGTCGTCGCCCCGGTGCCTGATGATCTTCACAATGTCCCGACCTTGCCGCACGGCAATGACTGTTGCGTCCGCGCCAAACCGCGCTGGATCGACCCCGATCACGATGGGCGCGCTCAAGTCTTGGTACTTGACCCGCTTCATGGCCTCGTCCACCGTATTGGCGCCGATGAACTGATCGTCGCCTGCGCTTGGGAACTGGCCGTACACCTCGACGTGCGCTTGGGCTGAGTCCGGCCCGTATTCGTCGATGATCTGCTGATAGACCGCCTTGTCTGTCCCCTCGACCGTGCGGGCGTCCACCACCTTGGTATTCCAAAAGTCGCGCTTGGAGTGGAACGTCTCGTAAAAGTACCCCGTGTTGCGGCGGGGGTTGGAAAACGCAAACCAGAACCTGTTGGGCGTGTTCTCCGTAAAGAAGCCCGCCGTCACCGCCCAGATGGCGTCATCAATACCGCTGGCCTCGTCGAAGATAACTAGCACGCCGTCCATGTTGTGTACGCCGGCAAATGCGTCTGGATTCTCAGCCGACCAGAGCCGGCCCTCAACGCCCCAATACCTGGTGCCCTTACGCAGATCGCGCTCGACCAACTCGGTCAGCCACTTGGCCGGCTGCAAGCTGGTGGCTGACACCTCAAACCAGTGGCTGTTCAGCCCCATCGCCAGCCACTTGGTAATCTCGGCCCAGGTCACCTTACGCAACTGCGACTCGCTGTTGGCCGACACAATGGTTGTCGAGCCGATGCGCGTGGACAGCATCCAGATCACCAGCCAACTGACCAACGCCGACTTGCCAATACCACGGCCTGACGCGACCGCTTCGCGCAAGGTGTCAAAGTCAATCTTGCCGTTGTTCTGCTTGATGTGCGCGGCAATGTCTTGCATTACATCGCGCTGCCACTTGCGCGGCCCAGTAAAATGCTCCAGCGGCGTGCCCTTGACGCCCCACGGGAACAACAGCATCACGAACGCCAGCGGGTTGTCCTTGATCTGAGGCGACCACAGCCGCGCCATCAACTCTTGTTCGTCTTCAGCGCTGTACTTGGTGGACTGCATTACTGCCCTAAGTTGATGTCAACAGGGCGAGACGCGTTGGGGAATTTTTTAATCATCAACATATCGAGAAAATCTATTGGGCCGTTTGCCCTTTTGTACAACTCGCTTACGCTAGCTTTTGCAGGGTCAATTTTGTACGCCGCCTTATAAAAATCAGACGCATCAAAATTGTATGTGTCAACCGCTTTAGCGCCTTCGGGGGTGTTCATAACATTGAAGCTACCCAAAATAGTTTTCATGCGGTACGCAGGGTCTGTATACGATTTCCACGCCGACTCTAAAAATGAATCAAATGTAGGCGCGGCCCGTTTATCGGGGTAGTCGCTGTAGCTAAGACTTGTTTTGTTTTTTGTCGCGTCAAAACTTTTAAGCTGATTGGTCATTTTTTGGATGTATTCGCTATACGGAACCGCAACTGGCCGCGCTTTTTGGAACAGGCCAGGGCTATCAAACACAAAGTCAACTTCGGGGTTTTTGTTGTAGTCTTTTTCCGAGATAGATATTTTATTTGCGATGTCTTGTTTTCTTGATTCGTTACGTTGTTGTTTTTGAGAATACATTTGCCGCAGTACATCCAATTCTTCCGGCGCAAAATCTTTAGCCGTGATAGGCGCTGTTTGCCCGCGCATGGTGTCAATCAACACCCGCGCGTTTGTAGGGACTAGCGTTTTGTATAGCTGGTTCAGAACGCCAGGCTGTTCTGGGGCTAGAGCATTAACTGGCTGCGCCATGAGAATTCCTTAGTAGCTAAAGTTCAAAGCGTTCTTGTTTAGCGGAGCCAGGTTGTTCATCTGGCCAAACAAACTGTTGTTGTAGCTGTAGGCCGAATTAGACTGACCACCCATTGTGCCGTCTGGTGACATCTGGCCTGACCGCTGCTGAAATGGCGATTGATACGGGCGCTGCTGCGTCCTGAACTGTTGCAAAAGCGGCTGCATACCCGGCGCTTGCGGCATGGGCTGGTATGACTGTTGTCGCGGCGCTTGGAACTGCTGCGGCGGGAACTGTCTAGCTTCAAAGTCGCCGCCCCCCGCAGATGAGTCAAACAGGCGGGGCGTAAGATCAGGCTGGAACCCACCAATGCCAGCAGACGGGTCGAACGGTGTGCCACGGTCACCAGGAAAACCTATAACGTCAGGCCCAGGCTGTTGCTGCATTCCCAACTGTTGCAAGGCTTGGGGCTGCTGTTGCAACAACTTCGACAACGGCGAGTAATTGTGCTGGCCTACCGCCATCCGCATTGGGTCAATAGGTGAGGCCGAACCACCGTAGTTAAACATCATAGCGCTACCCTTTGTCTTTGTTCAAGCGGCATAAGCGTCTCGCTTGGGTTGTTCTCGATGATCATAACGCGCCGCTCGGCTTCGGCCAGGGCGGCGGTGATCGAGATGCGCTGATCCACGTCGATGGTGATGGCCTGCTTGGCGACCCAACCGTGCACATGTTGCAAGATCGCTAGGCTGGCTTTGGCGTCTCCTTCGGCGGCGGCTTTGTGCAGTTGGCGTGAAGCTTCTATCTCGCCATCGGCGCGGCCCTTTAGCGCGGCGACCTCGGCAATCGGGTCAAGCTGGCACAGTTGGCGGTACTCGGTAGGCAACATGCCCGCAGCCATAGCTAATGTGTCGCCCTTCAAGCCCAGCTTGGCAGCGTCGTAGATTCGGTTTAAGCGCGCCTCTGTCGCTTCGACTTTGCGCGCCTCAAATGGAAGCGAGTAAAACATGGATTCTCCAGCCACTGGTACGTGTGCGCGGATTTTATACTAAAAAAAATTTTGTTTGCAGCCCCTACGCTACCGTGGCCCACTGGCCGTCGGCCCTACCCCCACCCCCTAAGTTAGTGAGCACTTACTTACAGCCTGGTAAGTGAGCACTCACTCCACATAGGCAGGCAGGCAGGCAGGCAGGCAATGGGTCATTTAGGTTGACCTAAAACAGTTGATAGCTTGCAACATGCGAGCCGGTAACATGCGCGCGCGGCCTTTGGCCTTTGGGTCATTTAGGTCAAGGGTTTTTGATTGACCCAAAAGACATAAAGCCATTTTGCGCGGGGCTTATCGGCGCGGCGGGTTATGGGTCATTTAGGTCATTTAGCCATTAAATTTAAGTCGCTGGGTTATAACATTGCATACAGTAACTGTATACAATTTACATTTTTTATCTATTACTACCTAACATGACCCAAATGACCCAAAACCCTCATTTCCCCTATGGGCACGCATGTACCAAACACGCCAAAACACGCGCCTAACTTTTGGCACATTTGACCCAAGTTTTGTAAACAATTTTATTGCATAGGGTTTTGGAGCCCCTATGTAAATCAATGACTTACAAGAACTGGCACGTTTCTTTCATGCTATATATGTGAAGGGGTAGTAAAAATAAACCCGTTCAAGCGCAACAAAATCGTTTACAGTAGAGACTTCAATCAACTCAAAGGGAGCTAGCAACATGACATTCGCATTCATTCCAAAGGCCGCATACAAAATCGGGCAAATTATTCAAGTACACGGCGCGCCGATGCGCGTGGAAAGCTACACGCATACAGGCCGCAATGTAACGGCGGTCACATTACCAAGCGCGCCACGCTTTAAGCGCATCGTTTGTATTTGCACCGATGCACCAGCTATCGAGGGGGTTACAGCATGAAAGCAAAATATCTTATTCAGATACAAACCAACAATGCGTATATGGGCGTGGCGGGTTGGTTCACGGTTCAAGGCGCGCAAACAAAGCCCGCCGCCGATGCGTTAGCCGCCGATTTTCGCCACGCCCGCGCCGTCACCGATACGCGCGGCGTACGGGTCATTTCCGCCGTTAAATTTACAAACGAAAACCGCGCCGCTAACCATGCGGCAATGAGGGGTGCAGCATGAACTACGCAAATTTGCCAAGCCAAGCGGCTGCAATGGCTGCAAATGCCAAAAACGGCACTTACAAAGGCTATACCCTGACATTTACGCCAGAATGGGTTTATGAAGTCACCGATTCAACGGGCGAAGTACTGACCCGCTTCAACACGAAAAAAATCACTGTAGCGCGGCAATGGTTGCGCGAATACTTGGAGAATTGAACAATGACCCGCTATATTTTCACACGGCGCGCCTCAGCTTTGCGCGAACTAATCGGCGCGCTATTCAGTGCGCTAGCCGCGCTGCTGCTCATAGGCGGCGGCGTGGTGCTGCTGCTCGCATATTTCGATGTCTTAACTAAGTGAAGGGCTAACCATGACAATCCAATTAACACCCCGCGCCGCCTCGCTACTGCCTAAGTGGGCAGTCGTTGACAATGTGCCTGACGGTATCCGGGCGCTCGCTGTGTACGCAGCCAAGCGCCCCGGCCTTGACTTTCGGGACTATTGCAGCGACTACCGCGACACCGAAGGCCGCGCCGCGTATTTCCGCGAAGCTCGCGCAATCAGTGACCAACTCGCTGACGTGCGCGAAGCGCTCGCCGCCGCCTATGCTCAGGGCGTAACTGACGCAGACTTGATCGAGTGCAGCCGGGGCGAGCGCTTGACCTTGGGCGCTGACTTATCCATTGATTACACCGTTGGGCAGTACTGGCCTACTGAGTACCGCGCAGCCGTGGCGCGCTTGGCAGACTATGCCGCGCGCGTGGCTAAGAACCGTACCCGCAAAGCCTTGGAGGTGGCACCATGAACACAATCACTATCGGGCGCACTACTTACAAGCTGCGCGACACATCGACTATTTTTGCAGACCATGCCAAGTGCACCGGCAAGCATAAGATCGTCAAAAGCAAAGGCGGCGAAAAACGCCTGTACCCGTTGGCCGGCGCTAGCATGAGCACCGCCGATTATGTCGCCCAGTACCAAAGCCTGAACCATAAACTGCTGATTCGCGCTTGGGACTGGCAAGCCCTGACTGAGCATGTCAGCCAGCCACAAGGTGAAGACACTTTTGAGGTGGAAGCATGACCTACGAAGTACAAACCCGCATGGTCAATAGCTGGGAAAATGTCTGGACGGATAGTCTGGACGATACCATTGTCATTTTCGCCACACGTGAAGATGCGCGCGCAGAACTGGACGACTTTTTACGTGAACTTGCCTACGCCGTGAAAGCCGGACATCTGGACGACTTTAACCCTGAAGATTATCGAATTGTGGAGGTGCAAGCATGATCGACTTACATGTTCCATCCTATGGCTTAGTGCTGCAACTACTGAACGCCGCCCTCTGCGAGTTAACGCATAACGAAGTTGAGGAAGCCACGGCCACCATTGAGCAGGCGCGCACGCTGCTGGAAAATCTAGGAGTTGACGCATGACATTAGAAACTATTCAATCAGCGCTGTTTTGCGCGTATGACTTACGCAATGCTATGACCAGTGAGGACAAGCGCCGGCCAACGGAAAATGAAAATTTTGGCAACACCATAGCCGAATTAATTGGCTATCTTGAAGCCTTGGAGGCTGACGCATGAAAGGCGTCCCCTACATTGTGCGAGGGCTGACCCTCGAATGCGAATTTGAATTTGAGGCTGGCGAACCGCAAACGCTGGACGATCCAGGATGGCCGGACATCTACACGCTGACCGGTGCATGGTTAGAGGGCGTGAATGTCACGGCGATCATTGATCCGGCGGTTGTTCAAGAGTTAGAAGAACGCGCCCGATGGCCGTAGTGTTGGCGGTCTTAGCTGCCGCACTACTCGCCATCATTCTGAAACTATAAAGGGGCTTACAGCCCCTTTTTTTTTATTTGACCCTCACTAGCGCCGCCGGCGGTGCATCCTCTACAAGCCGGCGTAGGTTCGACTTATTGCCGCCGGCCATGTCTGGCGCGCAATATAAGTGCTTTTTGCTTGGGTAGTCTGAGGACGCTACGCGCCCCAAGTCAACCCATCCGGCTTCTTTGAACGCATGTAAGAGGGCTTGTTGCGGCACTTTAACGCCTGCTGGTGCTGACCCTGCCAGCCTGTCGCAGACGGCGTGAAAGGGGCTTCCAATGACGCCTTTGGAGAACTCGCCTACTTTCAAGCGCATCGCCTCAACCAAATACGATTCTGCAATTGATAGGCCATGCTCGACAAGGTTCAATTTGAACTCGGTCATCATTGGCGCTGCACCAGGATTAAACGCCGATACATCACGGGCG